AAAATTATTTCAGACTTTATGAAAGGTTACAGAGAAGACCACGAAGGCACAGATCACGCAGATCGTCCTAAGGTTTTGTTTGTAGTTGACAGTTTGGGAATGATGATGACACCTACTGACGTTGACCAGTTCAACAAAGGTGACATGAAAGGCGACATGGGTCGTAAGCCAAAAGCACTAGCGTCATTAGTACGTAACAGTGTGAATATGTTTGGTGATTATAATGTAGGTTTAGTTGCGACTAACCATACATACGCATCACAAGATATGTTTGATCCAGATGATAAGATTTCTGGTGGACAAGGCTTTATCTACGCAAGTTCAATCGTAGTAGCAATGCGCAAGTTGAAGTTAAAAACTGACGCAGACGGCAACAAAACATCACAAGTACATGGCATCAGAGCCGCGTGTAAAGTGATGAAGACACGATACTCAAAACCATTTGAGTCTGTTCAAGTTGAGATTCCATATGAAACTGGAATGTCACCATACTCTGGATTAGTTGAATTCTTTGAAGCAAAAGGATTACTAGTCAAGCAAGGTAACAGGTTGAAGTATGTAACAAAGAAGGGTGAAGAAATGATTGAATTCCGTAAGAATTGGTCAGATGAAAAACTTGACGTTGTTATGAGTGAATGGAACGATGAAAGTATCGATGCTGAAAAGCATGAATTAGTTCAACAATCTGATGAATTATCCGAAGAAATTTAGTTCGGAATATATAAATACAATACTCTTGTCAGGCGGCGAGAGTATAACTTTTAATACAAACATACGAGAGAGGGTGTGGAATGGAATCAGAACAACTTTATGAACTATGGGAAAATCTAATATCTTATGTACCCGCGAAAGACCGTTTAGAGGCAGGGGAAGTATTCATTAAGATGCTAGATGATTCTGGAATGAGTCCCGATGATATTGAAATATTGATTCAAGGCGACAACACATTACAGGCGGCATTAGACATGTACTTTGATGAAGAAGACGACACTAACGATGATGAAGAAGACTGGGAATAATGAATTGGTATAGCAAAGTTACTAAAGACTGGAGTGAAATCCCAAACTGTATTCAATTCTTTGAAAGCGAATTATTGGATGCTAGAAAAGAAGTACACATCAAAGGAAACATTGAAAAGAACGCCACATATCTACCTGCATATGTTGAATTGCGCTTCGGACAATTACAAGAAATAGAAGCAATTTTAGAACACTTGAATATTCAGTTACGCAAAAAGCGAAGTGAGTATTTACGAAAGTATCTAGAGAATTACAACAAAGTGTTAAGTAGCCGAGATGCGGAAAAATACGCAGACGGTGAAGATGAAATTGTTGGAGTTGGCGAACTAATAAATGAAGTAGCACTTGTGAGAAATCAATACCTAGGAATAACAAAGGGTTTTGAAATAAAACATTTCCAACTGTCAAACATTATTAAGTTAAGAGTAGCAGGCATGGAAGATTCAGAAATTAACACATATTAGGAAATGAATATGACAGACATACAAGTAGTTAAAAGAGACGGAGAAAAAGAGAATCTTGATTTAGAGAAAATGCACAAAGTAGTCTTTGCGGCATGTCACGACATAAATGGCGTTTCAGTTAGCGAACTTGAACTAAAGTCACATATTCAATTCTACGATGGTATTACGAGTACAGAAATTCAAGAAACATTAATCAAGGCAGCATCAGAACTAATTAACGAGCATACTCCGAACTATCAATGGGTTGCTGGAAACTTGATTAATTATCATATTAGAAAAGAAGTATATGGCACATTTACCCCATGGCATGTATCTGAGTTAGTCAGTCAGAACGTTGCATCTGGATTCTATGACGAATCATTATTAACAGATTACACCGCAGAAGAATGGGACAAGATTAACGGATTCATTAGGCACGATAGAGATTTCGATATTACTTATGTTGGAATGGAACAATTTCGTGGAAAATATTTAGTACAGAACAGAGTTGAAAAGCGCCTTTACGAAACGCCACAAATGGCATATGTATTGATTGCGGCTACGTTGTTTAGTCAGTACGCAAAAGAAGAAAGATTAAAATGGGTTAAAGATTATTACGATGCTATCAGTACTTTTGATATCTCTTTGCCTACGCCAGTTATGGCAGGAGTACGTACTCCACAACGTCAGTTCAGTAGTTGTGTATTAATTGAAACAGATGATTCATTAGACTCTATTAATGCGACAACTAGTGCAATTGTGAAATACGTGTCTCAGAAAGCAGGTATCGGCATTGGAGCGGGTAGTATACGTGCTATTAACTCCCCTATTAGAAACGGCGATGCAAGTCATACTGGAGTGATACCATTTTACAGGTTATTCCAAACAGCAGTGAAGTCTTGCTCACAGGGTGGTGTACGCGGTGGTGCCGCAACCTTATACTACCCTATCTGGCATTATGAAGTAGAAGATTTGTTGGTTCTAAAGAATAACAAAGGAACTGAAGACAATCGTGTTCGTCACATGGATTATGGTGTACAGTTCAATAAACTAATGTACGAACGTCTAATGACTGGTGGCGATATTACATTGTTCTCACCAGCAGATGTTCCTGGTTTGTATGATTCGTTTTTTGCTGACCAAGACAAGTTTAAAAAATTATACGAGAAAGCAGAAAAGACTGCTAGTATCAGAAAGAGAAGTGTTCCCGCAATTGAATTGTTCAGTTCTTTTATGAACGAACGCAAGAACACTGGCAGAATCTATCTAATGAACGTTGACCATGCAAATGATCATAGTTCGTTTATAACAGAAAAAGCACCAATCAAGCAATCTAATTTATGTTGTGAGATTAACTTGCCTACTAAACCATTAAAGCATATCTTTGATGAAGAGGCAGAAATTGCGTTGTGTACTTTGAGCGCAATCAACTGGGGCAACATTAAATCACCAGCAGACTTCAAGAAGCCATGTGAATTAGCAGTAAGAGGATTAGATGCGTTATTAGATTATCAACGATATCCAATTCTAGCGGCTGAATTAGCAACGAATAATCGTAGACCACTTGGAGTTGGTATTATTAACTTCGCATATTGGTTAGCAAAGAACGACACTAATTACACTAATACCGACTTAGAATTAGTTGATGAATGGGCAGAAGCATGGTCATACTATCTCATTAAGGCATCAAACACATTAGCCAAAGAAAAGGGCGCATGTCCGAAGTCAGATGAAACAAAGTATGGACATGGTATTGTACCGATTGATACTCGTAAGAAAGAGATTGACGAACTTGTTCCTCATGTTGAGAGAATGGATTGGACATCATTACGAGCGGACCTTAAAGAATACGGAGTTCGTAACTCTACTCTAATGGCTCTTATGCCTGCTGAAACATCAGCACAGATAAGTAATAGTACGAACGGCATTGAGCCACCAAGAAGTTTCATTTCGATCAAACAATCGAAACATGGTGTATTGAAGCAAGTTATTCCCGGCATCCATAGATTGAAAAACAAGTATGAACTTCTTTGGGATCAAGAATCTCCAGAAGGATACTTAAAGATTGTATCAGTATTACAGAAATATATTGACCAAGGTATCTCAGTGAACACAAGTTATAATCCTGTGTTCTTTGAAGATGAAAAGATACCAATGAGTGTTATGTTGCAACATCTTATTATGTTTTATAAGTATGGCGGAAAGCAGTTATACTACTTTAACACATTCGATGGCCAAGGTGAAATTGATGTAGACAAATTAAATGGTGTAGAATTAGCACCGGGTTTATTAGATGATGAAGATTGTGATAGTTGTACTATCTAACAAGGAAAACAAAATAAATGGCTATTTTTAATATAGAGAATAAAACTGACCATACACACGCCCAAGCGTTCTTAGACAAGAACGGTAGGGCAGCATTACAGCGATACGATGTATTGAAGTATAAACAGTTTGATAAGTTGACTGATAAGCAATTGGGCTTCTTTTGGCGTCCTGAAGAAATTGATGTTTCGAAAGATTCCAATGATTTCAAGAACTTAACTGTACACGAACAGCATATCTTTACATCAAATCTAAAACGACAAATCTTATTAGATTCAGTACAAGGTAGGGCGCCAGCAGAAGCATTCGGCCCTTTGATTTCTATTCCAGAATTAGAAGCATGGACGACAGCATGGACTTTCAGTGAAACAATTCACTCGCGTTCATATACACATATTATTCGTAATGTGTATGCTAATCCAAGTGTTATATTTGACGAAATGCTCGAAGTTAAAGAGATTATTGATTGTGCTTCAGATATCACAGAGTGCTACGAAGAGTTACATAAGGCTTCTTTATATTATCAATTGTTAGGAGAAGGTACTCATACTGTTAATCGTAAGAGAGTAGAAGTTGATTTGTATGAACTTAAAAAGTTATTATACAAGACTCTTATGAGTGTAAACATCCTAGAAGGCGTAAGATTCTACGTATCATTTGCATGTTCATGGGCATTTGCTGAACTTAAAAAGATGGAAGGCAATGCTAAGATTATAAAATTAATCGCACGAGATGAAAATTTACACCTAGCATTCACTCAGTCTTTGTTGAAGATTTTACCAAAAGATGACCCAGATTATATTTCAATTGCGAAAGAAACAGAAGAAGAATGTATTCAAATGTTTGTTGATGCAGTTAAGCAAGAGAAAGAATGGGCAAGTTATTTGTTCAAAGACGGCTCTATGATTGGTCTTAACGCAGAATTATTACATCAATATATTGAATGGATATGTTGTAAGCGTATGCTTGCCATCAATCTAAAATGTCCATTTGCGGTCCCACAATCAAATCCATTGCCATGGACACAAAAGTGGATTGCTGGTGGAGATGTTCAAGTAGCACCACAAGAAACAGAAATAACATCTTATATCACCGGTGGTGTAAAACAAGATGTATCAACCTCAAGTTTTGGCGGAATGACATTATGATGCAATTAGATAAAATTGGTACAATAGAGTATGAAGTGAAAGATTTCGTGGCATTGGTTCCTCATAATGATGCTAATTTTTGTTTGGTTCCTAGAACTGTTGACCAAAAGAATATCTTAAAATTACAAAAGATTATGATGGATATTGGCAATGCTAATGTAAAAAATGGCACATGTGAAAAATATAGGACAGTAATGACATTTGTAGATGATTATCCATTAGTAGAATTGTATACTGAATAATGCGTTATATTATAGAAGACGGCGAAGTACATTGTATTAGAAAATTTGTATTACATGAATTTGATGGTACTGACCAAACATACACTAAAGATTATACAGAGGATTACGCAGAAAATAACTTAGTCAGTTGGTTAAACGAAACAGAAGGTCATAGAGAATGGATAGATCGATACGCTAGAGACTTATCTATCCAGAAGCAATACAGGCCTATAGATGACGAACATTGTTACATTGTCTCGGTAGATCTGACTGAATCAAGATACGCAGAGTATCTTTTAATTTTTAAGTAAAGAGAAAATAATGCATATAAAGAAAACAATCGTAATGGTAACAGGTGGTTTTGATCCATTGCATAGTGGACATATTGCTTATTTCAAAGCAGCCAAAGAATTAGGTGATATTCTCATAGTCGGTTTAAACTCCGATGAATGGTTAGAACGCAAAAAGGGTCAAGCGTTTATGTCATGGAATGAACGACTTTGTATAGTTAATAATCTATCAATGGTAGATGAAGTGTTCACATTCATGGACGATGATGATACTGCTATAAACTTTATAAAACAAGTAAGAGCGCATTATCCTACTGATAAATTAGTCTTTGCTAACGGCGGAGATAGAACAAATGAGAATGTACCAGAAATGGTATTCGATGATGTCGAGTTTGTATTCGGTGTCGGTGGAGAGAATAAGAAAAACTCTAGCAGTTGGATATTAGACGAGTGGAAAGCACCCAAGACACATCGTGATTGGGGATATTATCGAATCTTACACGAAGATGGAATCACTACTAAAGTAAAAGAACTAACAGTTGAACCTGGCGAATCATTAAGTCTTCAGTATCATTATGATAGACACGAGTATTGGCAGGTAACTTCGGGTGTTGCTACGTGTGAAATAGACGGTATAAGACATACA